CTGGAGGCAATCCGAACCAGCCAGCCTGTTCGCCGAGGGGCAAGGTGTGCATCACAGCTACCTTACTTGCCGTTGAGATCCACAACGGTGCCCCACTAAAGCTGGCCTTGGATCGCCCAAAGCCCGCCAGCCTCTCCCGACTGGCGGGCTTTTGCTTGCCAAGCGGGCAGCTTTAGATTATTATGTGAGACTTATGACCGACACCGACACACCTGAGGAGGTTTTTACACCCCTGCCACCCGAAACGCCGCTGCTTGAAGTGCTCGCCACAATGGCCCGCCAATGCCTAGCCAAGCACGGCAAGCCCGCCACATTTATGGCAATCCCGCGCAAGCTGGCCCTCCGGCTGGCAGGCGAGCGAGCTGAGCAAAAATTAACGATGGTCGAAGATGACTTTGCACGCGCCTGCCTCGATGGCCGCATCCCAGCTCTACTCCTAGCCGTGCCAGTCGAGCCAGATGGCCCAGTCATCCCCGTCATCGCCATTGATATGCCCAGCCCGCTGGCCGCCGCTTGGACAAGGCAGTTGCCGCGTTTCGCCGCCAACGAGGGGTTTGAGGAGCATCCAGTGTATGCAGCCTGCCCATTTAGCCGCCTACTCTGGGACAAGGGCGAAGGCGACCGCCTCCCCGGCCTCACTCGCCGCATCCTGTATTTCTGCCACGACCACGCTATGCACAAGGCTGCGCCTGTATTCCAGCCCCTATGGGGCCAAGATGCCGCCGCCCGCCCTCTGATGATGCCCGCCCAGGCCGAGCCGGAAACCCTGCCCGATGATCCCGCCCTAGTATGGGCAGCCATTGAGGCCGGGCTTGAGGAGCACGGCAGCCAGATCGAGGCCGAACTAGCCAAGCGGGGCGCGTATGGCATGGAGTTCGACGGCGAGCTTGATCCTGAGATTGTGGGCAAGTTCCAAGCGGCTTTTGCTGAGCGGTTCAAGGCCTTGACCGAGTATGGGCCGCATCCATACAAGCCGGGCTGCTTTGCGCTCGTAGCCACGCCGATGGGGGTGCAAGCGTGAGTGTAGGCACCGATCCCAAAGGCCCGCTTGCCCGCCAAGAGGGCGGCAGCCATTACAAGGATTTCACAATTCAACCTGTTGAGTTCATTCACGCCAACGGGCTTGGCTTTCTGGAGGGCTGCGTGATTAAGCGCATCTGTCGCCATCGCCAAAAGAACGGGGTCGAAGACCTGCGTAAGGCTATTCACGAACTGGAATTACTCATTGCGCTTGAATATCCAGCCTCCTGATGCTCTGCCTGCCAGCCAAGCGCCCGCCGGGCCAGACCTCGCCGGGCTGGCGGCTGGCCTAGGGCTGGATGAGGCCGAGTTTCAGGCCAAGTTTGGCGACCCGTTCTGGCGGCTGACATGCGGCGGCATTTACAAGATCAGGTCCGAAGATGGTGAGCCGATTGAGTTCTATCCAACGCCGCAGCAAATGCTGGTGCTGGAGGAAATCTACATCCATGGGAGCCGCACGCTGGTAATTCCCAAGGCCCGCCAAGTTCGCATGAGCACAGTAATTGCGCTCATAGTGCTCGACACCATCCTGTTTGGCTCGTCGGTGCAGTGTTCACTGTGCGACATCGACATCCCAAACGCTGACCGCAAACTTGACGAAAAGGTGTTTTTCGCCTACGAGCGCCTGCCTGAGGCTCTGCGCGGAGCCTGGACGCCGATCAAGAAAAGCCTATCGCCGGGCATTTTCACGATCCAGCACGGCGATGACGCTACCAGCAAGTCCACATTCTACGCAGGCCAAAAGGCCCGAGGCGGCACTAATCAGATCCTCTGGATGTCAGAGTGGGCTGAGCTGGCAGCCAAGCACCCGGCCATGTCAGGCGAATACCTGCGCGGAGCATGGCCCGCCGCTGCCGAAGGCATACGCATAGTTGAGAGCACATGGTTTGGCGGTAAGTCCGGCGACGTGTGGGGCATCGCCAAGAAAGGCCTCGACCCGCACACTGGACTGCCATTGGCCCGCGACAAATGCACGCCTCGCACGCCCCGCGTCTTATTTTTCCCGTGGTATGTCATCGCCGCTCGCTGCCTGCCATGCGCCGAGCCTAGCCTGATCCGGCCAGAGGTGCGGGCTTACTTTGCCAAAGCCCTTGAAGGATCAGCGGACACACTGACCGACGATCAAATGTACTGGTATCAGGAGGAGGCGCTGGACATCTACCACCATGAAGCACAGTTCATCTACCCGTCGAACATCCACGAATGCTGGAACGCCAACATCGAGGGCTCAATCTGGGCCGCCGCCCTGGGCTTGGCTAAGGCCGCCGGGCGTGTAGGCGAGGTGGCCTACAGGCCGGACTTGGAGGTGGACACGTTCTGGGATTTGGGAGCGCCCGAGAACTCACCTTGCCTCTACGTCCAACATGATCACGAACAGCGCCGTTTCATTGACCTCGACGCCGAGATTGAAGGTGGCGAAGTGGCCGACCGTGTGCGCCTGCTCAAAGAGAAAGGCTACCGCTACGGCACACACTACCTGCCACACGACGCCGGGCAGCGGCAAAAGAACGGCAAGACCTACTTCTCAGAGTTCGATGCCGAGATGAAGGCCCAAGGCGTGTCGGGCCGAGTCGTGCAACTCCGCCAGACTGGTAACAAGTGGCTAGGCATTAACCATTTCACAGGTCTGCTAAAACGCTCTGTGTGGATTGACGACAGGAAGTGTGCCTTCCTACTCGAATCCATTGCCGCCTACCGCCGCAAGCCTGACAACACAAAGGAAAACAAGTTCCTCGATGACGTAGTAGCCGACTGGTCGTGCCATTGCAGCGACGTTTGCCGCTACGTTTCCGAAGCATTCATGGAAGGACATTTACCTCACACATCCAACGGCATCATGGCAAACCTATATTTTGACTCCACCCGCCTACAGGCCACAACTGCCAGCCTGCCTGAGCACACGCCAACTATCATGGCCCTCGACCGAGCAGGAACAACCTGGGCGCATGTCGCATCTCGGCACGATGCAGGCGGCTGGCTAAGAGTCTGGGAGACGCCATCGCAAGGCCCACGTTACACCGTAATTGTCATCAACGGAGCGTTAGCCGTTTGGCGGGCAGCAGGCTGGGATCGTAACGCCAGCGCCGAAAGGCCAGCCAAGATGGTGGCAGCCTGCGTCGACGAAAGCGGGATCAATCAAGACAAGATTCTGTCATGGGCCAGCATGGCCTCGACTTACTACGGCATGGTGCCAGTCGTGGCCGATGTCGTGAGTTTGCCGGGAGCCGTAGAGAAACTGCGTGAGCAAGGCGTAGGCGTGGCAGCCCGCCAGCAAAGTCTCGCCGAGCGCCGAGTTGGGCAGGCTACGGCCATCCGCAAGCCCGGCCATGAGTTTGGTAAAGATGAGCGGCATCAGTCATACGCCATTTTGCAAGAGCTTTGGCGAGATGGGGCCGTGGAGATATGGTGCCCAACCGTGCTCAGGCAGATGAACGGCATCACAGCCACCGAGCAAGGCGGCTTTGAGGTGTTGTCAGGCTACGCCCAGCATTGGCTAGACGTGGCCGCCTTGGGCGTGTGGACGCTGGGCCTAGCTTGCCCGGCCATGCAGGCTGGCAGGTTAGCGCCCGAAAGTCATGCGAATGGGTATAAAGGAGATGAAAATTCGGGCTTGCCTTTTGAGCGGCAGCGACGAAAACTCTTTTAACCCCACTCAACACAATGGCAGATTACACAAACACTGGATACCAGGCAAACGTCAACACTTCCAAAGGAGGTTTTTCGCAACTTTACGACAGTGCTAGTGGACGATGGGTCGATGAAGCAAGCCCTGAAGGGCAAAGACTCAGAAAAGGTAGTGTAGATGCAGCCAATAAAGGTGCTCTAGCCGTCACCAAGATTCGCCAAGACCTTGCCGACGCTGAAGTGAATGCGGATGCGCAAGATTACGAGGCTAGGCAAAACCAAGCTCAAAGCAACCAAGCCTTTCAATACGCCCTTAGCCAAGCCGGAGGCCGCCGTCAGCCAGGAGGCGGTGTTGCCAGAAGCGGAGGAGGCAGACGCGGCATGACGCTAAACTCGGCAACAGGTGGCTTGGCTGCTGCCAATGCTGCTGCTCGGCGCACGTCACAAGGCGCTTTGGCTAAGGCCAGAGTTAATGCACAGGAACTGAACAGAAGAATGGGAATCAAGTAATTTTAACTTTTTAAAATAATGGCACGATACGACTCACAAGGATACCGCAACACCATCCAAGGCGTGCGCGGAAACAGCCGTCAAATCATGGGCTACAGCCGCCAAGCTCAAGGCGGAGCCGATCAGGCTAGGGCTAGGGCCAACCAACGACTTTATGAGTCACAGGATCATCTTTATTCGGATGGTCGCAGCATTCGCGAAGCCCGGCAACGCGCTCAGCGAGTGTCAAAAGCTAAAGCCGAAGGTTCTTTTGACGAAACACGCGACACCTACAACGAAGAAAGCCGCGATGCAGGCGTCGAGATGGACAAGGCAGGCAACATCATCCAAAAGCCCAAGGCCATCCTAGCTTCAACGACTGAGTTTACGCCTGACAAACCAGTCCGTGACGAGCCAATGAGCATGGCCCGGCCTATGAGCCAGCGCCTAGACGACATGGGCGAAGAAGCTGGAAACATGGCTACGGCAGGCGGCTTGGCCGAGATGGCACGCAAGGCCCGAGTTCGCAGGACTAAGGTCGCTAGGATATAGGGCTAACGACAAACTGAGAGATGCCGCCCAATGAACGCTCCAAATAACACGCAAGACGCGATGGCGGCATTCTCTCCAGCGACTGGTTCGGCAGTTGGGGCGCATCAATCGCAGCTTCCGCCTGCCCTGAACAAATTCCACATGGGCAACGGCGAGGACGGCAAACACTACTGGCTGACTCCATGGGATGAACCCGCGATAGCGCAACTGGTGGCAGACTATGGCCCGTTCGACTTCGACCCCTGCCCGTGTCCAAAGCCTGACGATTTCGACGGACTGACCTGCGAATGGGGACAGCGCAACTGGGTAAATCCGCCCTTCGGATCCATCATGCACCAAGGGAAGAAAAAAGGCCCGACGGCATGGATGCGGAAAGCCATTGAGGAGCAAGCCAAGGGCAAACTCTCCGTGGTGGTCTATCCGGTGGATAAGTGGGTGCTGATGATGCTCAAGAGCACGGGAGCGGTGAACGTCCGAAACCTCGGGGACGTGCGCTGGCTGGCAACCGAGGACAAAACCAAGGGCAAGGGGACGGGACGCCACATCGCGGCATTCATTCTTCTGCCGAACAATCAACTGTAATTTACAATGGCAACTATCGAAGGACGCAACGCATCAGACTGGATCAAATCAGCTAAGGCCCGTCAAGCCCGAGGCGAATATGATGAGACTGGCGCACGCGAGGCCCGGCAACGGGTCAATAATCGCCCCATCCCAGAGGTGAGAGGCGGCGTCAGTGGCAATTATGCCTTCCGCCCAGTCCCGGCCAAAGAGCCAGCCATGCCTGCTAAACGGCCTATGCCTGNCCGCCAAGTAGCGGCTAAGCCCATGCCAGCCTCAGAGCCAGCACCGAAGCGTGAGACGCCCCCATCAGAGCCAGAGAAGGTCATGGCATCCAAGCCGCAGCCTGCCAGCCAAGCCAAGGCCGCTGAGCCTGCCAAGCCAGTAGCCCTCCGCGCCCGCGAAGAAACATACGGCATTGTCAGCAAGTCTGACAAACCAGCAAGAAAAGCCCCAAGCCAAGCCAAAGGCTCGGAGCAAGAGTGGGCTGCCAGCCGGGCAAAGGCAAAGGGCAAGTCGAGCCTGCAAAAGGCACAAGCCGAAGCGAGAGTGAAAGCAGCCAAGAATCTTCGCGAAAAAGAACAAAGGCAAAAAGATGAGTTCAGTGCCAAGAACATCTTGGAAAAAGGAGATGAAGTCTTTAACAAGTACATAGAAAAGCCCTTGTTTGAACAAGGAGCAAAAGCGGCTAAAAAAGCATACAGTTACTTAAAACAAGCAGGCACATATATTGGCGGCGACACTGAGGCCAGAAGCCGTTTGCAATCGGCTCGATAGGCATGGTTAGGCTGTTTTGCGAGAAATGCTGGCTAAGCCATGGGCGCGAATTGTGGGCAGGCTGTTGTGTATGCAGTGGCGACGTTATATTGACACATGCGCCGTCTTCGCTTAAAAAGGCAGAATGCCCGGTTTATCTGATCTCCTCCGCAATCCCCGTCGTCTCCGCCAATTTGCCGAAACACCCGGCAACTATCAAGCAGCCCTTGAATACGCCAACCAAGACCAGCCCCAAAGCCGAGTGGGGCGCAGGCCCTCTAGTCGCGCCAGTTCGTCCTCGTCTTCGCAAGAGCCAGAAACGCTAGAAACGGGCACATACATTGAGCAGGTCAAACTGCCAGACGGCAGCCTTGTCCGGCCTGCCACCGAGTCGGGCCGCCTTGTAAAGGCCCCAGGCAAATCAAACATTTACCTCGACCCATCTAATGGCGAGCCATACGCCGCCGATCCTAGCCAGCCAACTGGCCTCCGCTCGGCATGGCAGAACGCCACACGCAAAACGCGTGACGGCAAAGTGGTAGCTAGTATTCCAGGCGTAGGCGAACGCGAGCTAGGTGTTGATTCAAAGGTGGCCGAAGATGCCGCCAAAACCGCCGCCAAGCGTGAGTCTGAGAATCGCCGCCTAGCCTTGGCTCGCGAGAAGCGTCCATACAACATTGACCGCGTGACAGGTGAGCCTGTGCCGCTTCAAACAGACGAAGAATGGGTTGCCGTCAAGCAGGCCAAGGTTGCCAAGCTGGATGAGTCCGCCCGCGTGAAGCGGCTAAAGGATCAGGCTGACGTGATCGACCTTGAAGCTGAGCGTGTAAATCTTACTTCTCCAAAGCCTGCCAAGGAAGATGAGGAAGCGTTTACCGCCGCCGAGGCCGCATTATTGCCATTTTCCGCCGGGCAGAATATGGAAGATGTAGCCGTCAAGTTTGCCGGAGCGCCCGCCGTGGACGAGGCAAGCACGCAGGCCAAGGCCGCCGCTGAGAACTACCTCGCTTATAAGGACAAGGTAAAACCAGCTAAAGAAGCAGAAAAGAAGGTCAAGGAACTCAAACTTCGCGCCCTCGACATCAAAGAGCAGATCATCAACCCGCAGAAGTGGAAAGAAGGCAAGACCGCCAGCCTAGCCGCTTTGAAGGATGACGACCTTGTGGCCGAAGTTAAAGCTCAAGCTGACATCATCAATGAGCAGGAAGAAAAGGCCGTAAGCACTTTGGACGGCATTACCAAAGGCAGGAATGAAATCGTCAAAGAACTCAACGACTTCAATGCCGAACGCCAGCGCCAAAGTAGCGTGGGCATGACCGCCGAAGAAATGCAAACTGCCGATGCCACGCAGAACCAGATGAAGCAGGCATTGACCGATTACGACGAATGGAACAGCGAAGCCAAAGCCGAGTCAGATGCCGCCCTCAAGGCCGCCGCCGACCGCCGGGACGTGTTGACGGTAGCAGGCACCGAGTTAGATAGCCGAATCGTGAAGCAGAAAGCCACCTTTGAGCAATCCCAAGCCAAGGCCAAGACGATGGCAAAGGCCAAGCCTCTCTATGAAGAATGGGCCAAAGGTCTTTACTCCGAAGATTGGCGCACTGAAGAAGAAACGCCACGCTTTGCCGAAGAGGCCGCCAAGGTTGGCCTAAGCCTGCCAGAAGCCAAGGAGGCCTTGCAAACCTACCGTCAACTTGATTGGAGCAATGTTCGCCGTGATCCAAAGACTGGCGAGACAATCAAAGAAGACTCACGCACAACCCCAAGCGGCGACGTGACAGTAACTCCCGTCATGTGGGGTGATGCCGAAACATACAACAAAGCCGTGGAGGCCAGCCAAGGCACGCCAGAAGGCAAAGATAAGGCCATCAAAGCATTCCCGAAACTACAAGAGATTTATGCCGAGAAAGCGGTGGAGATACTGAGCCAGTCCGCCAGCATTCCAGGGGCTGACAATTTCATGGCATGGCGCGAGCGCAAGATAACCGAAGATCAGGCCACGCAAGGCAAACTAGGCTTTACCCGCCAAACCCCAGCCCGGCAGGCTATTGCCTACATGGAAGAAATGAAGAACCGCTCTTGGTTCCGCAAGGCAGGGGAACAGGTAGGCATGAATTTGTTGGCAGGTTTCCAAGACATTGCTACCCAGGCACTGGGCGTAGGCGCTATGGTAACAGGCTCAGAAACGCTTTCCGACCTTGCAGCGGCCAATGCCAGAAACACTCAATCTGTTGTAAGTGCGCAAAGTCTTGAAGGTTCAGATACAGATTATGCCCTGCGCGTAATGGGAATGGGCGCACGCATGGCTCCAGCCGTAGCCGCTATGGTTACAGGTGCAGGCGTTGTTGGAGGTGGCCTTACCACTGCCGCCGTATTGGCAGGAACCCAGACAGCCGGAAGCATGTTTGCTGATCTTTATAAAACCGCCAAAGATAAAGGTGTGGGTCATGGCGAAGCATGGCAAAAGGCAGTAGTGCCAGCCGTTTTATCAGGCACAGTGACTAGCCTGCTAACGGCTGGCTTTGGAGCCACTGGTTTAGAGCGTATCTTCGTTGACAGAGCGGCTGAAAACGTAGCTCGAAACACTTTTAAGTCGATGCTGATTCAGTTTGCCAAAGGCGCAGGCGAGGAAATGCCGGAAGAAATTGCTGACGAATACTTTAGCACAATCATTCAAGCAGCCGCCGACTCTGAATATCCTGTAGCTACTCTCAAAGAATTTGCCAAAACTCTGCCTGAGTTGGCGGGCGTCACGGCTCTTATGGGCGGTGCGGGCGCTCTTATACAGGCCCGCCGCCAAGCTAGCCAAGAGCCAGGAATGGCTCCGTTGCCAGAAGACGGCGTAGCGCCTATGCCTGTGCAACCCCGCCCGGCTGGCCCGGCCCCAGCCCCAGCCCCGGCTCCGGCTGCCGCAGCTTCGACAACCGCAGTAACACCAGCCCCAGCAATCTCGGAAGCACCAGCACCGCCTGCGCCCGCTACGGCACAAGATGTTGCCGATCAAATTGCCAAGTTCAACCCAACTGGCGCAACTCCACTCCCTCAATCTGTTACCGCTACCGTTAAACGAACAGGCAGGTCAACTGCCGCTGTAGCCCGGCAGGCGGCTTCAGGCGCAGTAAAGATTGCCCAAGGGCAAAGCATTGACCAACTTGACATCGAAGAGCAAGAAGCACTTGGGTTTGTCAACAAAGACGGGAAGATTGTGCCTGCTGATAACAAGGTGACGCCCCTTGTTTACGATTACAAAGGCAAGCCCGTCGTCCGCAACGCCGCCGCCGAGTGGCTGACCGACGAGGCCCAAGAAGGCTTGGCAGGCATGGTCAACCTCACCGAGTCCGAGCGAAAGGCCCAGATCGACGCCGAGGAAGCCGCCGCCAAAGCCAAGCCCGCCGAGAAAAAGGCTGGACAGGCCGCGCCTGCC